AGTGTTGGCAGTTCCTGCTGAACCTGCATTACTGCCTGCGCCTGAACCAGCGGTTCCGCCGCCGCCTGAACCTCCTGTTCCTGCGGTAGTTTGTCCTAATCCGCCGCCGCCGCCAGCATAAGTTACTGCTGAGCCTGTAATAGAAACAGATAAACCTGCTCCACCATTACCTCCAGTAAAACTTCCTTGAGTTTGTGTTTGTCCTACAGCTCCTGCGCCGCCTCCACCACCACAAGTATAAGCAGCGCTGTTTCCGTGATATCCGCCTCCTCCAGCATAACCTTGTATTACTGGACTTGTAACTGCAGCACCTCCTGAAGGAGCTCCGCCAACATTAGCTCCTATTGAGCCTCCGCTACCAGAACCACCAGTATTACCATTTCCAGCATTAGGACCAGTATAATGTCCGCCGCCGCCGCCGCCTGTTGCTGTGATAGAAGAAAAAGTTGAATCAGTCCCTGGATTTGCTGTAGTGTACGTTGAAACGGCTGCTCCGCCAGGTCCTATGGTTATAGGATAAGATGTTCCTAGATTAATTTGTAAGGCACTTTCGGCACTTTGTCCACCTCCTGATGTACTGAAAGAAGTTCTTAATCCCCCAGCACCGCCGCCGCCGCCATATATACCTCCCCCGCTTCCGCCGCCAGCAACAACTAAATAATCTACCGTTACAGGAGGAGCAGGCGCCTCCTTAAGATTTCTCCAGGCTGTTCCGTTGAATACCTCGGTTTTACCTGTAGTTGTGTTCTCACGCATGTCACCTGCGGTTGAGTCTACTACAGCAGGCTGGTCGCCTGTCGCGCCCTTAGCCCACACTAGTCCTCCGGTGTTACCACTCATGTCAATTACATCGGTAGTTACTTTGGTTGTTGCCATCGAGCTTTATTTTATGTTGTTGTTACTCCTGTATTTACTTGTGTTAGTGCCATGATTAGGGTTTTATAGGTTTAGTGTCTGGAAAGGCATCTGTTGATGGCCAATCTCTTAGCTCTTGTCTATATATTAACAAAGCATCACGATTGGGGTAATCCGGTGTTTGTGCTACATTATCTGTTGATTGTAGTTCACCATCTCTCCATTCTCTGCCCTCTGCTTCTAGTTCTTCAGATGTTTTTACTGGATGACTCCATCCATTATCTTCATCGTATAAATCGCCAGTTGTAAACCCTTCAGACTCTTCAGCCCAAACTCCGGGAAATCCGTTAATGTCCACTTGTTTGCTTTCCGCTATTCCGTTTATAATTCTATAATACATTTTTTTGTTTTTTAATAGTATAATAATATTGCTCCATCGCCTCCAAGAGCCTCAAAAACTCCTCCTGTATTTACATTGTATCCTACAGTTCCAAAACCAAAGCCGTGAGCAGTTGACCCTATTACAGCAGCACTGGGTGGATTGGGTGCACCACCTGGGCCACCACCTCCACCATATCCATTTATTCCATTGTTTGGAAGTTGAAAATTATACGTTCCTTCCTCTCCTCTTGCTCCTGCTAAGTTACTTCCGTTTCCACTTGTAAGAGTTAAACCTCCTGATATTGTTGATTCAGTAGGTGCTGTATTAATAGTAGTGGAATAGTTGTTTCTTTGAAGTCTCCCACCAATTCCAGGTGTTAGTACTAAATTTGTTGCCGCTGTAGTAATTATTGCAGTACCTTGAATTATTTTACCACCCATTCCACCATCCATATAACTGGTACTACCCTCTCCAAAATAACCACCTGAAACCATAAAAAATCCAAGTGAATCCCCATCCGATAAACCTAAATCAGTTGCAGGGTTTACAGTATAACTTGCGGCATTATTATAATTAGCATCATCCAAACCTCTAGCTGTAGTCCATTTTAATCGTTTTGTAAATCCACCACCACCACCTGCTGCTGGAAAAAAATCTGTAAAATCACTCATAATTTATTTATTTATTTATTTTATTGTGGGCCTATTATTACCCATCCATTTGTTGCATCTGTATATACTAATTCAAAACTTGCAGCTGCATTGTCTAATGTTAAATCGGTAGCTGCACCCATAATGTTACTTCCGTTTCTAGCTACAATACAGGTAGCAACCGCTGAACGGTTACTTATTTTAATTGAATCTCCTGCCGTTGGTGAAGCCGGTAAAGTTAATGTTAAATCTGCTGTTAACACATAAATATTTCTGTTTACCGCAGTTGTGCTTGCTGATATTACAGAAACGCCTCCATCTACATAATCCTTAACCGCTGCGCTGGTGGGTATTGTAATGTCATTGTCATTATTTGCAATTCCTTCCGATTCAGTTACAAGTGTACCTGAGCTAAATTTAGCTGTAGTTATAACTCCATCGGGAACTGACACTAATGAAACAGAGGAAATATTATTTAATTCAATATTAGAATTTAAAGGAGGAGCTGTTGAAAATATCAATGAAGTTCCTGAAGTAGAATAAGTGCTCTTTGATTGATTAACACCGTCTATAAATACTTGAGTGTCATTTTCATTATCTATAGTTTGAGAAGCTGTAAAGGTAAGTGTACTTCCATTACCTGTAAATGAATCTACATATATTACAGAACCACTTGCTCCTGCTATAGTAATTTCCGTTGCTGAAGTTTGTGTAAGAGTTATTCCCGTTCCTTCTGTTAGATTTACTACTGAATCACTTCCTGTGGCAGCATCTAAATTTAAAGGAACACTAGTTCCAGATTTTGCTCCAGCTTGAAGACTATAAGTGTCTCCAGCGGGTAGTGTTGTCCAAGCTCCTGCTGCTCCGTCTATATATTGTCCTGCCGTTCCTCCTGTTTTTGCTAAGTCAAGGTCTCCTGCAGTTGTTACAGTTCCGCTTAAGGTAAGTGCAGCTATATCTGTTGTAGTTGTTCCTACTGAAGTTACTGTTCCTGAGCCTGAAGCCGAGGTGTCTAGTGTAATAACATTACCCGTTTGAGTAATGGTCATTCCACCTGCTGGAGTTAATGTTATATTACTATCTGACCCAGTTGCTGCATCAAGATTTACATCTACACTTGAACCGTTTGTAGAACTTCCTATAGTGTAAGTATCTCCCACTACTGTAGAAGCAATTGTAAATCCATTCCCAGCTCCATCATCAGTTAAGGTAATATCATTACCAGCCGTAATTGTAATTACATCTGTACTTGCAGGGCCTGTTCCTGTTAAAATTAAAGATTCGTTTAATCCGTCTTGAGCTGTAGATACAGCATAAGTAGTATTTGCCGTTACAAGTCCAATAGGTATTTGAACATTATTTGTAGACTTATAACCAACTAAATAATCAATGTCTGATATTGTTGTTCCTACGTTAAATTGTGAAAATTTTACTGCCATGTTATTCTGTTATTAAGTCTTCTAAAGTTGCTTCATCAACCATTTGTATGTTTAACTCTGTTATTATTTCTTGGCTACCAATAGGTGGAGCTTGAGAAATTAAGTTTGAACCTATATAACTGGCTATCCAAATTATCATAATATTGCTATTATAATTACCACAATGCAATTATATTAGTAGCAGATGTTCCCGTTGCAAAAACTCTAACAACTTGCACTGGAATAAACGCTCCAGTATTAATGCCGTTAAAGGTTACATCGTCACCACCTACTGTTCTTACTTTTAATGTTCCAGCTCCTCCAACAAATAAAACACATCCGTTGTTTTTACCCGCTCCAGGGTCTGTGGAAATACTAGGAATATCTACAGTGTCACTTGGAGTAACATCAGCCGCACGATATGCTTGTAATTTTTGATAAGCCATAATTAATTTTTATAAGGTATTAATCTGTTTAATCCGTCACGGCGACCTTCGCATCCGCAATCGGTATTTGTTACTTTAGCAACAGTATCGACCACACGCTTTATGCCTGTGGCTTTTGTGAATTTATGTATTGTATCTCCGAGACCTCTTGATTTCATTTTTTACAAGTACATAAATTATTGTCACATTTTTTTGTTGTCATAGAAATAACTAACAAAGCTTTATTCCATTTACATTTACATTTTTCCCAAAAGTTACTAATCCAATTAGCTCCTTTTATAAGCCACGCCCCTATTTTTCTCATATTAACTTAAATGCTTATGAGTTTTGTAATGTAAATTATCACTTCTATATTCCATTCCCTTGTCTGCACCATATGCATGACCATACATTTTTTTGGACATAGCTTTACTTTCATCTCTTCGGTCTTTCATAGACTGAGATTTCTTGCCATTACGAGCCCCTAAAGATTCGTTTAAACGTGAATTGTAACCTTGCTTTTTCATATCTAAAATTTATTATACAAATATACTAATATTTTCCTTGCCTACTTTTTAGACTTAGCCCCTACGCACTTCCATCTTTTTCGAGATAAATTATTTGGAGTGTTAGGGTCATTTTGTTTTTTCTTGCTTAATCGTCTTTTGATACCTAGGCTTCTAGCGCAGTAGCTGTCGCCTTTAGAAGTACCTGGTCTTACTCTTGGTCCTCCGCCTTTAGCACTACCGGCTTGACCATAGCTTACTCTTTTACCTGTAGAGGTAATTTTTACTTTTGCCTTTCCTTTTCTAGGAGTTGCCATTTACTTTTTCTTATGATTATAACCTTGTTTTTTTAAACGGTTATGGTCTGCCATAGTTTTAGCAATTTTTACTATACCCGTTTTACTAAACATTTTGTGTACTTTAAATTTTTTAGCCATTATGCGTTTCTTACTGTTGATGTATTTCTAATAAATTGCTTTTTTCCGCCTGAAGCTTTTTTCTTTTTTGCCGTTGCTGCAAGCGCTCGCTTGCTTAATCTTTTTGCTTTAGCCATAGGAAGGCATCGGTCTGGATTTTTTTTGTTCTTGCTCGTGCCACAAGCACCCTTTATCTTTCCATCCGTTCCTATACGAACCCATTTCTGGTCACGCCATTTTTTGAGCTCGCCCATTATTTTTTTCTCAAAGCTGTAAAGTCAGAGCCTTCAATCTTATTAGGGTTGCCAGATTGTTTAGCAATATATTTTTGTTTCTTGCTAAGCTTATCAATATTTTTGTTTGAAAAGCCAATGCCGTTATAATCCATTTTATTTTTTGCCATAGTTAGGGTCTTTACAATATTTACTTGCCGCCATGTTTGCATACGCAGACGGATATTTATCAAAGGTGCGCTTTGCCCAGGCTATTCCGGCAGAGCATATTTTATTCCCTTTCTTTTTTGTTCTTCCTTTAGTAGCCACTTTCAGTCATTTTTTTAGTAGGGTTATTTTTAACAGACCCCCTCATTGTTTTTGCAAACTCAGTGGCTTGTGCTTTTCCAACTGCATTATATGGAAAAGATTTTGTTTTCATCTTTCCACTATCCATGCATTTATATTTTACTGTAGGCATAATTAAGCTGTTGTTTTAGGTTTTTTTGTTACAAATCCAGTTCCAAAGGGTCCTTCAAAACTATTCTCTCTTTTCTTACCTGGTTTATCTTTAGCCTTCATGTTGTTTAAAAACTTCTCAACTGTAGTGTCTCTAAAGATAAATGTACTAGGGTCTATTGGTTTCTTTTTCATTTTATTTTCTTTTAGCAGGTTTATTATTTCCTTTTTTTTGAGCTCTAGTACAGTGACTATACTTTCCTCTACGATTTAACGACTTTCCCATTTTTGTCTTTTAACTCAAAATACACACCTGCAATAGAAAGCTTGTCTACTATTTCTTTTTGCATTTCAATTAACATTGCCTCAAGCTCATCCTTTTGTTGGATAAGTTGCGAGACTTGTCCTTCAAGTTTTTCGTTTGCGCTTTTAAGCTCTTGAACTTCATTTGGATTTCTACCAATTATAGTAAATAAAATTACTGACAATGAGCCGGATATAACTCCAACAATACTAACAAATAAATCTTTATTCTCTGTAGGTATTTGATTGAAAGATAAGAATAATAGTAAACCTACTACAACTAAAAATATTCCAGCTGCTCCAGCGTAATGTCTTATTTCTTTATAGGTATTTTGTTCCATAGTTATTTTTATAAATATCTTTGTACAAATTTACTAAATTTAATTCAATGAAATCTGACTACTTAAAATACTGGAGGGTAATACGATACTTTATAAAAGCTAAATATGATTTGAATACTCAAGAGCTAGATATGCTACTTTTTTTAAATTCAGAGCAATATTTTGACATAGGTAGATTTAAAGAGTTTGATAATTTATTGAGCTGGGACAAACATAGATTTTACAAACTACTAAAAAAAGGATGGATAGAAAAATTTCGTAAAGGTCAGAACGGACTACGAACCGTATATTGCCTTTCTTATAAAACAAAAAGACTAATTAAGTCTGTGTATAATAAACTAGAAGGGGAAGAGATTCCTACCTCCAATACACATAACCCTATGTTTGCTAAGAATGTTTGTTATTCAGATAAAGTATATCGCAATATGATAATAGAAATGAATAAGTTTATAAAACAACAACGACATCATTCTGAGAAATAATCGTGTAAGGTTCGTTATTAATAAGCATGGTGTATCCAGCTCTCTTATCATAATATATTTCATCACCTTCATTTATTACAGTCACCTCTGTCCCTGGTTTTACTATAATTCCTTTTTTGTATCTTAGCTGGTTGGCATCGTCTGAAGACAATAACAATCCTGAAGAAGTTTTTATTTCTTCTTCAATGGTTTTGATTACAATATTAGTTCCTATTGGTTTCATTTAAAAGTTCTTTTTAATATTTCCCATACAATAATTACAGTAAGTATTTCCTGCCATGGCATTAATTTAATTCTTTTTTTAGTAATGCTATTTCCTCAAAAACATCTTTATAAGTAATATCGGTTCTTATCATTTTATAAATTTTAAAATCTTGTAAATAAAAAGTTACCGTTAACAATCCAAAGTGTTCTATTAAATTTTTCCATTCCTTTTGGAATTTATCCGTTTTCATAGCTTCTTGCCATAGTTACTATAGCATCAGTAGACAAAATAGTTATAGCAACCGACACAGCATTTTGCAGTGCCGACTTAGTAACCTTCATAGGGTCTATAATTCCCATTTTTATCATATCCCCATAGCACTCGTTCTTTACATCATAGCCATTTAACCCTAAAACAACATTTTCGGGAGGATATATTTTTGACTCCTTCAACCCTGCGTTGGCTAATATTTGAACTAGTGGCGAACGAAGAGCGTCAGCTAAAATTGCGTAAGCAATTTTTTTAGATTTTGACTTTTTATTCCCTGCGCCTTGATTAATGATTTTATCTTTTAATTTCTTATGGAAAAAATAAAGTGCGAGTCCTCCTCCAGGAAGTATTCCTTCTAATAAAGCCGAGCGCACCGCACAGACTGCATCGTCAACTCTATCAAAGAGTTCCTTTTGCTCTAGGTCGGTGTTACCGCCAACATATATAACACCAATTCCGCCTGTAAGCGATGCAATTCTCGACAATATAAAATCCTTATCCGGTTTTTTATTGGCAAGTTTGTGCGCTCCCCACAACTCTTTCACTCTTGTGTCTACTGTTTTAGACTTTTCTTTTTTATCCTTAATAACAATACACGAGTCTTGGTTTACTATAACCTTAGAGGCATGGCCTAGGTCTTTAAACTCTACAATACTCAAATCGTCTCCTGTCTTTTCTGAGAAATAAGTAGCGCCAACGGCAAGAGCTATATCTTGCATTAGTTCATGTTGTTTGTAGCCAAACGAGGGAGGGGTGATGCTACAAATTTTCAAGCTGTTCTTCATCACATTTGCCGCTAGGGTATTTATGACGTTAGTAGAACAAGGCGCTACTATTAGTAATTTTTTATTGTCCTGGATAATAGGCTTGAGTACGTTCTCTATCGTAAGAAGGTTTGATATCTCTGCATCTGAAACTAATATATGTACATCCTCCAATATACACTCATCCTTTTTCTGGTTGTTAATGAAAAGATTAGAGCTATACCCTCTATCTATCTTTAACCCATCGGTAGTTTCGCTATAAGTATCAGAGTTCTGTGAACGCTCTACCGTCACTATCCCGTTTTCGCCCACCTTATTATAAGTGTCGGCAATAATTTTTCCTATGTGACTGTCATTATTAGCCGATATACAAGCCACGTCACTTAATGTTTTTTTGTTTACAGGTTTACTCATCTTACCGAGCTCCTTAATAACACCTTTGGTCTCCGTTAAAAGCTCTCGTAGTATCTCCGTTTTGTTGTCACCCTTCTTTATGTTCTTCATCCCCGATAAAACTAAAGACTCCGTAAGAACTATCGCCGTAGTTGTACCATCTCCCGCAAGGGTCGCCGTTCGGTCTGCCGCTTCACGCATCATCCGTACCGCAAGGTTCTCTACCGGGTCTATAAGTGCAATTGACTTAGCAACAGTAACACCATCTTTAGTAACCGTAATCCCATGAGTATGGTCTGGTGACTCTATAATCACCGTATTACCCATTGGACCTAATGTGCTTTTCACAGCACTGGCCATCTTATTAATACCCTCTATAAGTTTTGTTTGTCCCTCTTGCGCAAAATGTAATTCTTTTGGCGTGTATCCTCCTTGTTCCATGATTGAATTTAATTTATATCAAAGGTATACTAATTTCAATTAAATACAAAATGTTAAAAATAAATTTCCCCTATATATATATATATATATTATATTATTATTATTATTATTATTATTATAATTAATAAATATAATTAACATTTTCAACAGCGACCTGATAGTCAGTAACTTAACCAACACATTTTCGACACACTATCAACACTAATAGTAGTAAAACAACACCATATAGATAATTACAGCTTGTTTGGTTCAAGTTTAATGTACATCCTACAGTACCAGAAACAGAAAAGGTAGCCGTAGCTACCTTATCATCCATCAACATAAAACTAAACATTTAGAGAAAGCCTCTAAATTCTTTCATAGATTCCGCTCTTTCGATTCCATCTGCAATCATTTTAATCTTGCGGTCCTCTGTTATAATTCTTTTCATATTAGCAGCTTGTTGAATACCCGTCATTCCGTCCGGTCTTTCGTTTACAAGTCTTCCGTTTTTTACTGTTAGTCCGTTCATCTTAATATATTATTTTAATACTTATTAATCCTAAATAAATAGTAACCTCAGAATAATCATACTCCCTGTCCCTGGAGTAATAAGACCAGCCAAATGCAAAACCTATTTTTAATCTGTTGTGGATTTCTATTTCCATATACAAAGGTAATAAAAATTATTAGACGTATGTAGTGTTTGGGTAATACATACATATCACCAGCTGCCCCCTCAAAAGAAAACCGATTTGTTTTTTTGGGGTGGGGGTTACTTTCAAAAAATTCCGCTCTGATTTTTTAGGCTTTTTCTGGTGGTGGTGCGTCCAGTTGCACCGCCTCCGCTCCCGCTCCCCCGCTTCTACGTTTCACGCTCCCCGCTTTACGTGGGATATTGAGCGCATGCGCTGGATTTCTCCAGCATTTTACAGAGTGAATAGCAAAGTATTAAAGGGATTACAAGAGAACTGTAACCCTTTTACCCCTCGCCAATTCCCACCAAAACAAAACAAACAACCCACCAACACCACGCGCGAGCCCCTATAAACAAAGGGAAAAGTAAATTAATTACTAAATATATTGTGTATTAAATATATTCTCTATACATTGCAACATATTAACAACAATTAAACAACATTATTAAATAACAAACAAAAATTTGCGAGTATAAAATTAAATTTATACATTGCACTTATTAACAATTAAATCAACAATATGAAAGCAACAAAAAACGAGATTTTAAACGACTGGAAAAGTACCATTTCTGATATCATCACTGAAGTAATAAAATACGATTTTGAGGGGTCAGAAGATGCGCAAATTATAGTAACTGAAAGAGATGATTTTAACGAGCGCGTAAATGATTTAATCTGGGAAACTATTGACGGATGTCAAGATGTTATTTACACTTATAACGCTAAAGAAATAAGCGCGATAATTAATATTTATGACATCTTCGACGAATGGGACACAACTGGCGAACGTTTCAATAGTTGGAGCGAATGCGCATTTGCAAACATTTACGATTTAATACAAAATGAAATAAGTATTGACGAATTAATAACGGAACACTTCGCGGATAAATATTTATCCGCATAACCTAAATAAATAAATCATGAAAACAAAACAAACAATTTTAAAAGAAATATTTCGCAATGACCCTTATGGATTATTAGGCGAAAAAACAATGCCTATTGAATCAAAAGAATTATTACAAAAAGAAATATCTTTTGTATTAAATCGATTCACATACTCAACATTGAAAGACTTTATCAAAAGGGAAGATTCCTTATCGCACATTGAATTAAATCCTGATTCCGAAATATGGATACAGATAGAGGAATTTATAGCCAATAAGATTATAGAGGATAACCAAATTAAGGTTATGGAATAAACCACCGCCACAGACAAAAACCGCGCCCATTGGCGTGGCTTTGGTCGTAACAGACATTAACAAAAAATTAAACGATGAACGAAATAAACAGAATAAAATTAGCATTAAAAAGACAGAGCGAACGAAGGGCAACTTTTGAGGATATAAATTATTTAATCTTAAAGGAAAGTAAGTACGGAACACTAAACACCCAAATAATAAAAGAGCTAATACGTTAAAGAAATGTTAAAATGTTGCATATTTTATATAAACTTTATAGATTGCAAATGAATTTAAAAACCAAATAATTATGACAGTAGAAAGTAAAATTTATGTAGATGCAATTACAAGCGATTACATCTTTGAAGAATTGAGCGGATTGCAAAACAATCCAAAAGAAATGCTCAAGGAGGCTCAAGTAATGATTGAGAATGGAATGGTAGCGGAACAATATACCAGTAAACAGATAGTAAAAGAATTTTATAACAGACTTTAATTGAACCAATGGGAGGAATCCGCTTTGCGGATCCTCCCTCTGTAGTGGAATGTGAATTCTGCCTGATGATTGCAAAAGCATGAAACAGAAATTTAAATAAACAAACAATGAAATACAACATAACTTTTCAAGAGGCTTATGCCTATTCCTTAAATTTAAATGCTGATTTTGAATATAAAGGAAAAAAATACAAAGTATCTTCTACATACTACAATGGAGATGGCATTGATGAAATAGAAGTACATAATGCCGATGATTCATGTATAGAAAACGATGTTCTTGAGGATGAAATACTTCAAATAGGAAAAGAGATAGTAGAAAATATGGACATAGAAAAACACGTAACATTATTTGGTACTGATTTTCATTCATTAAAAAACTAATACGTTAAACAAATACTGGATAGTTTAATTAGGTAAAACATCAAACCAATTTAAGACACGAGAAACGAGATGCGCATTAGTTTTGAGAGGTTGGGTTTAAAAATGTGGGTTCGATTCCCGCTCCAGTCAGCTAATTTAAATAAACAAACAATGAAAACAATAATTTATATTTTTACAGTACTATTAGTTAATACCATTTATGGACAATGCGATATTGGAACAGACGTAAGCACCGCCGAGGTGGTTTGGGAAGTTGATGCCTACGAAGGGCAAGGACACGAAGAGCAAATCCTTTGGGGATTGGCTTTTAATAAATACATAAAACAATATGACGTAAAAAGTCCAGACTCTATATATTACGATAGACACAATAGAGTGTATGGTCTTGAGTGGAGATTTAAGGATTCCATTGTAGTTATTGAAGTAAACAAATCAATAATAAAATACATAAGATAAGGTGGAAGATATTAACATCTACCATGACAGAAGTAGGGGCGGAGAACTTATTTTAACCGCCATTATTGGCAAGCGAACACTCAAGCGCAGATACCTATATTATTCGCTATACGATGCGAAGAAACATTTTAAAAACCATTTAAAAGAAATATTATAAGATATGTCAGTATTTGATTTTTCACATTTATCAGACGAGGTAAGAGAGAAGCTCGTTTTAAAACTTTCAGAGGAGATGCGTTATTGCAAAACTTGTGGTTCAAGATTAGGAATAGATTGCGGAGAGGCAGAACCCGATTATAACCAAAATTATTGTAGTATTGGATGTTATAAAGGCTGAGTAAAAAACTAATCCCTTGAAGGTAAACCATTTAAAGAAATAATAATTTATATAACTTGCACAACTTATGAAACTAACGAAAGAGATGTTAGATGTTAAACTAAAACAGATAGCACAATTCGAAGAAAAATATGGAACTGAACATGGACAGACTAACGTTCATGCAATGAAGAAGTTTTGCACCGACAAAAAATATAGAGAGCGAGTGCGAGATTTTAATAAATCCATTGCGCAGACTTTTAAAGAAGCGATGCGAAACCCTAGCGTACTTGGGGGAAAACAAGTGCTTAACGAAAACACTAATTATGAATTTTGAAACTGATTATTTAGCCAACAAAGTTGAAGATGTAGAACTCAGAGACTTATTAATCAAATCAAGAAAAGTAAACACCAAAGGAAGAGCGACCATTCATCCAGTAAATTATCAAGGACGAACCTACTGGAATATTGGACAAGCGATAGAGGAAGAAAAAGGAAGAACATCAGAGGAGACATTAAAAAAAATAGCGATTTATTTTTGTGTATCCGTTATTATTTATATCTTAGGGATGTATAACGCAGCATTATTAGTAATGCCTTAGTATAGTTGTTAGTTTGTTTGTTAAAGAAGGGAAAGGGGTAGCAGAAATGTTACCCTTTTTTTTATTTTTTATTTGGTTGTTTTGTAGTTTTGTTGTAAATTTGTTTAAATCAAAACATAAACTATGGAAAATATATTTTTAAAATTTCTTGACGATGACTACCAGTCAAAGGAATTTAAGCTACAACAAAAGCCTTCTTATAGAGAGCGACCTTCCAAAAAGGAAGACGTGATTAGCATGGTTTCATTAGCTAGTAAAATTTTTTTAAAATGAACGAGCATATATTACAATCCTACATCGACAATATAACCATGCACTTTGGAGTAAATCAAGAATTTATTTTTAGTGAAGGGCAGAAAGTGGAGAAAACAGAACCGCGTCAGCTCTTCTTTTATTTAAGCCACAAGAAGGGGATACCAATTGTTACAGTGCAAAAATTTATGAGTAAATCTGGATTTGATATGCATCACGCTACCATATACCAGAGTATAAGAAAAATGCAAGAAAAAATAGAAGGGGACAGCGACTACAATGATTTAGTCACAAGACTAATGAAAGTTTCTGTGAATGTATAGTGAACTTCACCAAGTATTTGAGGACGCTTTGAATGATAACAACGTTGCTAATTTAGATGGTGATGGTTACTTATCGAGGTTATCTCATGGAATAAAAATCGTAAAGTATGATGAAGACCAGTCTGTCGTCATTTACAATACTGGAAAAGGTGGAGACTACTACAATGAACTCAGCGAAAAAGAATATGAAATATTTTTTGAGCATGGGTGGAGTAAGGGTGTGCTAACCATTGCGTTAGACAGATACACCTACAAATTAAAACTTGTTGAGGTTAAAATAAAAGAAGAGATAAATGGCAGAAACAATGCTCGTTACCTTGAATTTTTAAAAAATACTAGAAAAGAAACCTTAAACAAATATTATAAAATAACACAAAAATTAAATCAACATGAAAATTAAATTTATAGAAAGCAATCACTACCAAAGATTTAGCTACTTCAACAGTAACAGAAATCTTGATGAAAACCACGTTAAAAGACTAATGTATTCCATAGAGTTAAATGGTTTATTGGAGGAGATAACGATAAATGAAAAATGGCAGATTATAGATGGTCAGCACAGATTTGAGGCACTCAAAAGATTGAACCTACCGGTGTATGCAAAAATCAAAAGCGGTGCTTCCGAAGACGACATCATACCATGTAATATTGTAAGAAGAGGGTGGACTATTAAAAACTATGTGAATCATTATGCCTCTAAAGGTATTACAGACTACATTCAGCTTCAAGAAGTGATGGATAATAACACCACCAAGCTTGGCTCGAACACATTAGTAGACATATATTGTGAGACATCCTACAGGGCTAATACTTTAAGGGAAGGTAGGTATGAATTTAATTATGAAAAGGGAAAGCAACTTCAAGAAATGATATCAGAAATTGAACCTTATATGCCACTATACTCTAACACTTCAAAGTTTGTAAAAGCTTTAACGCAAGTTGTGAAGTCTAACGAAAAGTTTAATATAAAAAGATTTGTAAGTCAATTACAGAAATATAAACTTAATGTTTATCCAAACACCACAGATACCGCAAAGAGCATTGTAGAGGTTTATAATAGAAGACTGAACGAAAAAAATAGAATATTTTAATCATGACAAATAAATTAAATACAATTAAGGTACAAGGCGGTAAGGAATACGCTGAGGTACACACCAGAGTAAACTACTTCCGTTCCCAAGAAAAATATAAAGATTGGGGAGAGGACACAGAAATGATTGCAAATGCCGAAGATATGTCTTGGGTGTTGTTTAAAACAATAATATCCTATCCCGATGGGCGTATAGCATCTACGGGTCATGCTTTTGAAAGGCAAGATGGAAGTAGAATCAACCAACGAAACCATGTTGAGAACTGCGAAACATCAGCTATGGGTAGGGCATTAGGTAAGCTTGGAATTGGTAGCGATGGCAGTATAGCTTCATATGAAGAGGTAGCCAACGCTATTACGAACAAAGAAAAAGACAGCACGGCTCCTAAAACTAATAAAGAGTATATATTAGATACCGATAACTGGGCGAAAGCTTTGAGGTACATAGCCTCTAAAAAAGATACCATGTCCCTGGAGCAAATCATCAAGACCTTTGAAGACCAGAAGTATGGTAAGCTGAGGGTAATAGACAAGAACTCTGTAAAAAAAGCTTATGAAGGAAAATAAACTAATAGAAATGCAGAACAAGGTAACGTCTCAGACTCGTGTTTTGCAACAGATTATTAACGAACTAGGACAGACACGAAACATTGTGGTCAGTTTACTGGAGATAGTCAAGAGACTAAAAGAATATGAATCCATCGTAAAAAAACTACAAGATGACAGAGAAGCAGATACTAAAGAAGCTAAAAAATGATGATGAGTATTATAATGGTATAGGTAAGAACTACCTATCCAATAGTAATATTCAAGCACTCACAACTGAGCCAAGGCAATTTCAAGCCCCTCAGAAGGATGGGGAGGCATTTGTGAAGGGTAGGTACTTCCATCAGCTTATCCTTGAAAAGGAGAAGGCTAAGGGCTTTCCAATAATAGACGCTCCTTCCAGAAGCA